ATAAAGTTCAGTTGTTTTGTCGTATATTGAAAACATTAGTTTGTGTTCCATTTTTATCTCCTATGCTAGATTTTTATAAATAGTTACATAATATATACTATGAGTCAAGCTCTCTTAATTGTTGTTTTAATTGTAGTAATTTTACTTCTTCGATTTCACGAAGTCTGATGTATTTAGGGTCTTTAATTGAATATCCTACTATATCTAATGTTTCTTTTCTTGCTTTTTTTATAGCGGCGAATTTTTCAGGATATTCTTCTTCGTATAATTTATCGAAATAGCGTGGGGGTTTCATTTTAATACCGTTTCCGTTAACGATGAAATCGTTACCATACCAACGGTGTTTATATTTTTTATAGGCATCGTGTCCAATGCCATTTGAATTAGTAGTTTTATTGCCTCTGGACATAGTGCAATAGACATCTTCGATGTGTGTAACGACACCAGTATCAGTGTTAATGTGTATTTTAGAGGCTTCGCCTTTTATTTTTTTTGTAACATAGCGAGCAGTATAACTTGCGGTTGTGAAATTTAGGTCTCCGACTGTGCAGTGGCCATGTGTCCACAAAGTATTTAATTCTTCCGAATTATATAAGGGATATTTATCTTTACCGTATTTTTGTACTTTGTTTGCATTTGTTTTTATTCTGAAGTCATGCCCGAATATAAGGGCATGATAGTGAGGACGATAGTTTTTTTCACCATATTCTCCGCAATGGAAGTATCTGATGTGTTCGCCATGTTTTTTTCTAAGCTTTTTCATAAAAAGCTGGAAGTCTCTTTTATCGACAGACCAAGGGTTTTTTCTTTTCTCTAAATTTTCTTGAGAAAAGGTAAGTGTTATAAAGCAGTTTTCTTTATGTGAGAGAGCTTCGAGTTGGCATCTTAATGCCCAACTACGAGCATAGTTAATTCTGCATCCAATACATTTGGAGCAGGGTAGGTTAAAAGGTTTAATTAAACCGGCAGAGCCAGGCGGAGGGTTGAATACTATTTTACCCTCTACACGCCATGCCATGAGAGGATTATAGCAGGGCATTTATATTCTGTATCCGCCTCGCATTGGTTTAATATGATTTTTTTTATGTACTCTTGAGGCAGTTCTCTTGAAGACTTTTCTTGAGTGTCTTCTTCTCATTCTTTTTCTATAAGCCATTAAGCATCTCCTTAGTTGGTGTCAGTTAGCACGTATTACATCAAGTAGTAATACGTGAGCTATTCCTCACCCTTCGAGTTTTGTGGCTCTACGGGCTGAGGAATAGCTTGTTCAGTAGGCATAGCTACTGATTCTTCTGGGTGGGCTAAACCCAGATCTCGCAATTCCTGAATATTGTCAGGATTGCTAGCAAATTTAAAAAATTGACCAGCGTCATTTTGAAATTTTTCTCGAATTTCTGATGGTATTTGTTGAAATTCGTTTTGTGCTTCTCTGATTTGATCTAAAGCTTCAGAGAAGTCAGTAATATTGGAAAAGTCGCCATATATGGCGTTTCCTTTATTTATATGTTCAATGACTCCATTTCTGTCATGTGAACGTATGATATTATTAATTTCGCTTTCTTCTGCGAATTGTTCTTGTGTCATGCTTTCGCCGACAGTATTAAAAGGTTCTACCTTTTTTGGATTTTTATAAGGTGTATAAAATTCGAATTTATCTGGTGAATTTTGGTTTGCCTTTGGCACTGAAACCTCCTTTAGATGGTAATAATGACATTAATCCTCTAAAAAGAACGCCAGTAGCTAATGCACCAATAGCGTCTTTTAATTTATCAGGATTATCCATATAATAAGTTAATTGGTCATTCATCATTTTGATGCCACGATGAACGTTTTTTAATACTTTTTGTCTTTCTGCTTCAGGTAAACCTGACATTGCTGAAGACATTATATAATTAAGAGGTTTAGCTACTAAAGTTGCTTTGGGAGCTTTGTATATGTCTATAAACCAATTTTTTTCCCAATTTTCTAAAGTGTTTTTAATTTTGTAATTAGCAACTTGATGTTTTATAAGATTTGATTGAGATTTAATATTTTTAGTTTCAGCTACTAATTTATTAACAGAATGAGTTCCAAAATCTTCTTGATTTCTTTGATTTTGTTCAACAGTTTTAGCGTTTGTAAGTTCAGTATTAGCTTCCGTATTATCTACATTTGCTTTATTGGCTCTCATTTGTTGATAAGTAGTTGCACCAGCTTGAGCGGCATCACCTAAAATATTAGGTGATTTAAAAGCCGCACCTGTAGGGGTGGAAGCTCCACCCATTTTAGCTGATAATATTGGATTAATTCCAGCTTGACGCATATCTGCCATTTGCCTTTGATAAGCAGTGTTAGACATTCTTTCTTGAAAAGCCATTTGTTTAGCAGTAGAAGCTTTATCGCTTTTACGTTGTTGCATACCACCATATAAGGTAGCAGCGGCAATAGCAGCTGGAATCCAAGGCATTAGAAGTGGCTCAATAGAGCAGGAACACTATAAGTAGGCATAGGTCTAGCTGTTTTATATTTAAAATACATATCTAGTATTAAATCGGGTTCGCTATTTACTGCAGTTACTCGGTCGATAGGTGGGTTTTCTTCTATAAATGAAGAATTTAATGCAGGTAATGAACCGAAGTTTTGAGCTAAGTGCCAAGAGTCTAGAGTTCCAGTAGCATTTGATCTAAATTTTCCTGTAATTTGTGAAGGTTTATATCTATATTCTGCATAACGTTCTTGATAACCAAATGTTAAATCGTCGTTAGCAGTACCTTGAGCATAAATTTCTTTATTAAGTATTGTTTGCTCTCCTAAATGAGCAAGAGCAGGCCAATAATAATCGTATCTAGTTCGTTTGCTAAAGAATCTGTTTATACCTTGTTGATAAGTTAAGTCTGCAAATACGCAGACTAGTCCTATTACAGCACAATGTTCTGTAAATGATTTACTAAAAGTATGGCCTGTAAATTGGGCAGTACCAAGGCCTGCAATATTACCTTGAGGTGTTGTAGTATCTGTTGATGATGTTTGTGCTATTGGCATAACATTAATATATGATTTGCCACCTCCTAAGTATTCAGGTCTGTCAAGTCGCATATCTGGACTTGTAACATTAAAGTGTCCTTGAATTATTTCTTTGTATCTTGTTCCGCCTCTAGCGTCTCGTTCTAGAAGTCCTTGTACTTGAAAGGCTTCTCTTAATTGATTGATTGTTGCTGAAGTAGCAGATGATAAATCAGCTACTAAGCCTGCTGAATTATCTACACTTAATTCACCACCAGCATTTGAATACATAGCTCCAGAACCTGAGCTATATAATGTACCGCCAGAAGTATCTAAAGTGTTAGAACCAGCTGTATATAACATAGATTTTGGTGCGGAGTCTACTCTTGATAATGGAGCAGTAGTTCCTAATGGTAAAGTAACCGCAGCTCCTTTTTGTGGCCAAGGTAGAGCTGAAGTGAAGTAATCGTGTCTTTTACCTCTTTTTTGTAATACATAATTAGATTGAGTATCTGGTCCGTCTCCTTTGTCTACAGTTAAACTGTTTTGAAGGTTTTCATCTCTAAACCATTCATTCCAAACAGTATTATAAGCTCGACCAGCAAAGTTATTAAAGGATATATTAGCTACACCAGTTGGTAAACCAAAATAATCAAAAAGGGTTTCTTCTGCTACAGTTACACCTTGAATTTGAGGTGTTGAATAATCTGTACTATCTCCAGGATTTGTTTGTTCTCCACAGAATTTTTCCCAATTGTCCCATATAATTCTAAAAGGGACAGCGAAAAAGAAAGTTTGTACGTATAAGTTATCCATAAAAGCATTGATAGGGGTAGCCAAACGACCGAAGCCGTTGGCGTCCATTTGGAAGGAATCTCCTGGCAAAGCCTCGTCATAGAATATCGGATATAAGTAACCGCCATTAATTGTAGTTTTTAATCCATGATCTCTGTTAAATACAGATCTTTGAATATTGGCTTTAGGACTTCTTGAAAAGTCCTTACTTAGTGTAGTTGGTTGGTTACCTTTTTGTCCGAATAATGACATTATAATTCCTTTACTATTAAGTCTTCCAGTTCTTGAAAGACTATTGGTTCAGATGATATGATATCGGCTACTTTTTCATTCCATGTACCGATAACAGTTAATTGAAAGTCTTGTGGGAATTTTGCGTAAGGACTTTCAGGGTGGTTTCTCATTAAATCTTGAATTCTTCTTAATGCTGTTCCACGATTGATATCTATGAAGGGTGCTTCATAAAGTTCAGTTGTTTTGTCGTATATTGAAAACATTAGTTTGTGTTCCATTTTTATCTCCTATGCTAGATTTTTATAAATAGTTACATAATATATACTATGAGTCAAGCTCTCTTAATTGTT